TGGAGTAGGGTTTACGCATGTACCTAAAAATATAATGGGTAAAGAATATGGTGGTCGTAATGCAGAAATTTCTATAGCTAATGATTGTTTACATGACTTAGTATTTGGACATACACACAAAGACAGAGACTGGAAAGCTCCCAAAATTGGCGATAAAAAGTATGTACGTGTCATTAATGTTGGATGTGCGTTGCCAATGAACCATGTTGAGAGCTATGCAAAGCTTAATATGACTGGATGGTCTTACGGCATTGTCGAATTAGCTATCTGGGATAACCATATTCAGGAAAAAAATTTTATTTCTATGGATAGATTGGAGAGAAATTATGGATAAGATAAAAGACTTTTGGAAAGGTTTAACCAAAAGAGGTAAAATGGTTGTAGGTGCATTAGTAGTTATATTAGGTATGATTATCTACGGATACATATTTTAATGTTACCTTTATTAAATGCTGTTGGGCCAATAGCAAAGATTGTCGGTGGCATAGTTGATAAAGCTGTGCCTGATAAAGATTTAAAAGAAAAGCTTAAACATGAACTTAATACACAATTATTGAATGGTGATCATGAGGAGCTTATAGCTAAATCAAATATTATCAAAGCCGAAGCAGAATCAAAGCATTGGCTTACAGCAACTTGGCGTCCAGCTTTGATGTGGATTTGTATAATTGTAATTGCTAATAATTATATCATAGCACCTTTTACAAATTTCTTTTTTGGAACAGTAATTGAACTATCAATTCCTGATCAAATGTGGAATTTGCTTACAATAGGAGTTGGTGGCTATATTGCTGGTAGATCGGCTGAAAAAGTAGCAACTAACTGGAAAAAATAGTTCATATTTAGCTCTCAGAGCGTTTGTAGCACTTTCGCTGTGTGATTGTACCTAAAAGAATCATTAGATTCTGAGCGTATTATAAATATATGTTTATATAGATTGCATTAAATTTGATAATTTTTTTGCTCTTGAAGGGGTTTGTCTTGCCCAAAGACTATCTAACATCTCAGAACTTGCTAAAGAATAGTTATGTCCACGTAACGCTTTCATCATATTGCGAAATTTTGATACACCATTCTTTCCCATTTGGAATATCATTTCAATCAAAATGTTTTGAGCATCAGATTTAATATCTAAATCTTCTTGAGCTAATAGTTCTTTCATTTGCGATTTCGCTTTAGCAAAATCAATATCAAATACTTCTCGTAAGTATCCTTGTGGGTATGCTGTGTTATCACGCCAATGATCTTCAACACATTTATGACCCCATCCAATCGTTCTATGATTTTCTGTACATAGGTATATTGTATCTCGGTAGCCTTCGGCTTCCATAATTGATTCTTTAATGTAATTTTCGTCCACTATCGACATATGCTCTGATCTCCATTTCTAGTATAGCTTCTTGTAGAAGCTTCCAATTTACGTTTTCTCTTTTGACTCTGCCAATATCTATCAAGTAATCTATCCACTCGTGAAATATCTGTTCCAGCGAGTAGATTTCTTCTACTTCTAAATTGCCATTTCGTAGTATCATAACCAAAGTAGTCCATATAATTTATAGTAATGCTACTCACTATTTCATTAATACGCATAAACTCTGCCGTATAATCTTTTTTACGACCTATATTTTTTTCAAATGTAGCTAATGATTGCCAAACAGATGAACGATCTTTTTGAACTATTTCAGCAATCTCATCCATTTCTAATCCTACGTAGTAGTCTAAATAATGATATAAATATTGTCGTGCTACAAATAAAAGTATGTCACGTCTATTAGAAATTAATTGATCTTTCGTGTAACCAAATTCTTGAGCTACACGAACTATAATTACATTACTTAATTCATTTTTCATATAAACTTTCTAGTAGTGGACAACAACTTACAGGGAAAAAAACACGAAGTAAAACCTGTACCCAATTTAAGGAGGAGGGTGTTGTTGCCCACTTAACTCTTTATTAAAATGGTATATCAACTGCTGGTTCTGCTGATGTAGGTGCAGAAGCTTTAGCTGGTTGACCACCACCTTTGTTCATTGGAATTAATTGTACTTTACCTGAAAAACGTGGAACAACTACCTCAGTTACATATTTTGTAATACCATCATTTTCATATGAACGATATTCTACTTGTCCTTGAACAATAATAGTATCACCTTTCTTCATATATTTAGCTAAGCTAGAAGCAACTTGAGGATTAAACACCATGACTTTATGCCATTGTGTTTTTTCTTTGTAGTCACCATCTTTAGCTTTGTAACGTTCGTTAGTCGCTAATGATAAAGACGCATAACTGTCGCCTTTGGTAGTTTCTTTGACGTCAGGGTCTGCACCCAAACGTCCAACTAGTGTAATAAAATTATACATAATATTCCTTTCTATTTTGTTGCTAGTTTAATTTTAGAAGCGTCTGCCACTTGTGGTTTGAACTTTTCTGTCATTTGTTGAATGTATTTATTATTGTCAAACAATCCTAAGAATACATCTGCACTTAAACCTAAATGACTAAATGCTTTTGTAAGAGCATCTGTCATAGCTTTTTTACAAGCTTCGTCATCTAAGCCACCTTTAGAATTGTATAAAGGTTCTACTGAACTAACTGGGCCGTAATGATTCCAAAAACCTTCTTTGTTTTTGTCTGTTGCTACAGCAACTTCTGCAAATACAAGTTTGTCAGTATAAGTATAATTAACTGTATATGTCCAACCTTGACCTACTGGGCCAAACATTTCTGTCATACGCATGATTTGATACATTGGGTCTACAGTTGTAAGCTCACGACCAAATTTTGATCTAAACCTTTTAGTAAACTTAGGGTCTGTATGTTTGAAATTATCCCAAACAATTTTTGTGTTTTCTTTATTCATATCAACTCCTCTTAGTTGTTTCTATTATGTTAACCCACACGTACTTCATACGTGAAGGCTCGTTTTCTAATGTTCGTCCTGTAATAAAATTAATTATTTTCCTTATCATTAGGCATTTCCTCAATTCTAATATTGTGATGTAGTAAATATTTAACTACTGATTTTTTTGATTTTGCATAAATAGTAAACCAATCTACTAGTTCAGCATTATCTATTATTGGACTGCTGTAATCACCTATGTACATTTCAACTCTCCATTTAGATTTTGACATTATGTTTCCTTATTCATTTTTAACGTATTTCCAAACAATAGCAGACTTACCACTTTTGTTTTTGCGTGTTGATTTTGTATCTTTTATGCACCCCTTCAACACTAGTTCTGAAAATCTTGGACGTACACTTAGAATAGACAGATTTAATAAATCTGCTACTTCATCAGGGGTAGCTCCATACGTATTTTTATTTTTAACAATTTGTAAACATTGTTTGCGTATAGTAGGAGCTTTCTTAGTAATTTCTAAACCAGCAATTTTACTTGTACGTCTTTTTTTGTATCCAGCATTATTTGGATACTGTAATTGGTTCATCTGTGATGCCATGAAATTCCTTCCAGTTTGTATCTATTGGTTCTTTTGATAGAACAGCTTTCCAAAATATTTTGTAAGCTTTTAATAGAAGTGATTGAAAATTACGATCTTGATCAATCGTAAAAACTTTATGTGTTCTGTTACCAAAAAATATTGATAAATATGCTTGTTTTAACTGTGAACATAGCATGTAATGTTGTAATTGAGGGTAATAACGATCAATTAAATTGATATGTTGTTTTGGTGTATCCATAAACTGACCTGAATGTTTAGCTTCAAACACAGCTACGTCAGTATATTCACCTTCCATACCAGCTTGAACAATTCCGTCTAAAGTTCCGTAAATATAACAATCTGTTGTTCTTCCATAAGCACTAGTGTTGTACCATCTTTCTTGTTCTTGAGTTACTTGCAAACCTATTTCTCTAGTGAACCATTCTCGGTTTAAATCTTCTGTAATAGTACCTATGCGTACTGGTAAGACATCAGATAAATCTGTTGGTTCAGTATTACCAACTTTAAGATCATATAATTCTAACCAAGTATCGTCATGAACTAATTTGTTGGCGTCAGTACCACCAATGCCATTAGGTCTTTTTTTTATATTGTTTTTGTTTTTCATTTTCTGCTCTCCTCATAGCTAAATTAATTTTTGTAATGTAAGCTTTTGGTATTTTTCCAGCTCTGAATTTTTTTTCAAACTCTGCAAAAGTATTACCTTCAAGAAACCCATGTTTAAGTACGAACACTAGAATTTTGTTTATCCAAATTTCTGTTCTTTCGTGTGGGGGTAGGGGTTCTTTTTTTCTTTTGTTGGGTGTACGCCCAATCTTGTTTATCAGATTGCGTAATACTGTTTTCTGATATTTGTCCATATTTAGATAGCTCCTTTTTTAAATACCAAAGAGCTTTTTCTAAATCTTGTTGTGGGTCTGTTGTCTTACGACCACTTCTCACAATGTATTTTATAATATTGCCCTGACAATATGATAATCCCCATGATTGTATTGCGTCAGTTACTTCGATAGAATAATTTTTATAGTAATCAGGATTTAGTGGGTCTGTCATAATTCTCCTCCATGTGTTTTCCGCAGTACCAACTTCTACAACTATCGTTGCTGAATATTCCGTGTTCTGAACATTCAGTTACGTTACATATTTGGTATTGGACACGTTCTTCTCTTGTCATTTGGAAGAACCACATTTGAGGTATTTTTATAGTGTCTTTTCTTTTAGACACATTTCACATCCCAAAGCTTCTGCCCATACACAAAACAAATAACCACTAGGTTTACGTATTCCAACTTCCCATTTAGATACTAAACCTCGTGCAACTCCAATTTTCTCATCCAAATCCATTTGAGACATGCCAAGTTTGTGTCTTTTTTCTACAAACTGGGGTATCAGTTGGTTATGAAATAATGTTCCTAGAGCTTTTTCCACAATAATAATTATAGTTTTCGTATGTTATGTGAGTAAAATTACAGCTGATATAAAGGTATTTAATTTTGTTTTTTAAATAATTGAAAAAACTGAATGTTTTATTTGACAATAAGGTACGATAACTGTAACTTTTGTAACAGAAATGGCTTAAAACAAGGGTTTTTTTAACATTTATCAACAATTCCTTGATATTTACAATAATTTTATCCACATATATTAAGTACAATAAATTCATTTTTAATCAATAAAAAAAGTGCGTAGGAGGATTAAATGAATTACCTCCAACCTTTTCACGCCTAATCATTTCTGACTAACTATTACTTCAGTACCACCATTAACTACATCAGGCATTTGCCCATATCTCATTAACAATGTGCCTTACAACTTAGGTATTGTTGTTCAGCCATACGCTATCCCTGTCTGCATAACAGGAAACCATTGGGGGAGTAGGATAGTACCAGCTAAAGCTATTAACTATCATTATGACTACTCCCTATCCTCTGTTCTACTATTTATATGGATTGGCATAGCAGTGCCTTTCAACAGAGTGTTTTTTAATAAAATCCATCAAGTACATTTAATACATCTTCATATTTAAAATCATCTTTTTCTTTATCTGATTCAATATAATTCATTATATTTATACTAGCTAAATTTCTTGTAATTTTATAAGCATCCATCATTTTAGTATTATTTTCTAATTGTGTTTTATATTTATACAAAATATGAATAAGCATATTTCTTTCTTTAATACTAAATTTATATATTCTCATATTTATCTTTCTTGTTTAATGTTATAGGGCTGTTTTAGATTGAAACAAACATTTAACCAACCACCGTATAGATTAGCACCCAAAACCCTTTAGTTAACATGATCTAACCATATTTCGTTAGTCATCATATCACGTACTCTTGAACCTCTACGTTCTTGTACGTTATATATTTTACCTTTTGTTTGTACGTGTGTTGACCAATCAGTTGCTGTTTGAAATACTGCAAAGATATTATGGCCATATCTAGCACTATATTTTACATATAATGCATTAAGTGTATTCATTGCTATATCACTATACCAAGACTTAGTATGCGTATCTTGATTTGTAAAAGCTAATGTTTGTTGAAACAGTTGTTTAACTGTCCAAAGATTAATTTGTTTTTCTAACCATTTTTTCTTTTCTTCTTCACCTTGAAGAAAGTTTGTAACAGCTTCATTAATAGCTTGATAATCCATCTCAATATTTTTATCCGTATTATGTTTAATTCTAACATGAAGCGACCAATCATTATTTGCACACCCATTATCACAATTTAAATATCTTGACCATGCCATTAAATCTTCTGCAAATCGTTGATTGTGAGATGATCTAAATTGAAACTCAAAGATACTACGTTCTTTTGGGTCATCAAACATTTTAACACCTTTGATTCTATTGAATCTATAATTACGTAAATAGACCGCTCCATTATTATCTACTGTATCTCTTATCTCTACGTCTCTTGTGTCTATGTTTGAATTTAATATTAAATTATTAAAATGATCTATCGCCTTTTTATATGATCGTGGTTTGTATGTAGAACTAACAACAGCTAATCCGTTATTAGTATCTTTACGATATATTTCTTTTTTACCTGAAATAGTATCGTGATTAACGTTGTATATATTACGTAATCCAACGTCAAAATCTGCGTCAGGATGTATGTTAAACTTACTTAACATATCTGAT